ATAACACACCACTCGTTTTTAAATCCTTCCCCTGACAACATCCCATCACCATGTACGTAGTAATCTGTAATTATCTTCGAAATATGCTGTAGTTTGTATCCCGCTTTGTCAAGCCTAGCAACCAAATTCCAATCGAGCATCCTCTTGTAGCGTTCGTCCCATCCACCAATAGCAAACAAAGGCTCCCTTTTAACCAGAAAATCGGAAGTGTCTATGAAATTGGCCCGCATAAGTAACTCGGGATCAAAATCTGACGCTACCCCTATCGTATTAGCTTCTGGATGCCCCTCGTGATTAATATATCTGTCGCCATAAACTAAATCTAGCTCCTTGTTTCTATCAAGCTCGTTTAGCAAAACCTTTAAATGATCTGGTCTATAGGCATTGTCATCATCCAAGAAACCTATATATTCCCCTTCCGAAGCCTTTATGCCTATATTCCTTGGCCTGGATGGCCCTCCAGAGTTCTTGTCTAGCCTGATGTATTTAATCCTATCGTCGTTAAAACCCTCCACCAAGTCCTTGGGATCCTCTTTTGAAAAGTCGTCCACTACAATCAACTCCCAATCAGGGAAAGTTTGATAAATAACACTCTGTATAGCCCTCTTTAACTTTTCTTTCCTGTTATACGTCGCAATGATGATCGAAACCATAAACCTTTTGCGTGAGAGATGTAGCAAGAATGCCCCTTAATAAGGCTAATTCCTTTACCACAAACCCCGCGTCCTCCAATAAAATATTTAAACCTGTATCGGATAATCTCCAGTAATCCCCAAATTCTGGCTCTGCATGGTACGGCCAGTAAAACGGACAGTCTGCAATTAGTAACCCGTTTGATTTGAGCAATCTGTAACACTCTTCTACTGCCTTTTTAGGGTATTTTACGTGTTCTAAGGTCTGGGAAATGATTATTAGGTCCCATTGCCCTCCCTCGAGGCTGTTCTCGCATATATCAGCAACAATATCGGGTTCATATATTGATTCAAAGTCCATGGTAACGTAATCATTGCCCTGTCCGAAGTTCTTGTAATTACCCCCGGGTTTAGGGTCTCCCGCTATCCCTACCTCAAGCACTTTCCAACCCTTGTTATCAGGGTTTAAAATTTCTCGGTAATGATCCATCGACTGGAATACAAGCTCCCTTATCTCACTTACCATTTTCTATTAAAGCTAGAACATCGCTAAAAACCATAAGGTGGCATTTCACCCCTTTGATGTCTATCGACAATCCAGCACCCTTCTTAAATAATATATAATCACCAATCTTGCACGGTGGCTCTGTAGGCTGTACGTGCGGATGTGTAAAACAGTGTTTGCAATATAACTTTGACCCAGCTTCTATAACTATTCCTGTATTAGGCGCAGACTCTTCTGCCTGGACAATAATACCAGATACAGTCTCTGTTTCGTCTGGCTTTCTGTCAACCTTAACTACTACGTAACCTGGCGAAGGGTGTATGTTACTATCAAATTCTCCGGCTTCTAGCAAATCTTTAAACGGTTTAATAACATTATCGTAATTCTGTTTTTCCTCATCTTTGAGCCTGTCTTTTACCCATACCTTTTTATCCTTGTTTGCCCTGTCTCTACGGGATTTTTCCCATTTCCTCGCCTTAACGTCATTCTTTAATTCAGAGTCTCTTTCTGATATGAAGCTGTCTGTGGATTTTACTGCCTTGTCGGGGTTGTCGGACCGCATGTCCTTTTCGTACTGCCTCCATGAAGGTTTATACATAAGAGAATAATAGCATATTTATATTAAGTGAAAAGAGGAGAGCATAGCCCCCCTCTTTCACTTCTCAACTTTAAGCCGTCGAACTCACCTGAGAGTTTATATTGACAAAAAACGATGTGTTTAGTGTCGCTACTCCAAATGTAGTCTTCCAGCCTGCAGTAGATACCTTATCCGTAGGATCGGATGTACCAGAAGTTCCAAATCCCTTGACATAAGTCTTGAGATTTTGGAGTTCCGTTACACCAAATGCGTCGGTTCCGAATACGTTTGTAACGTATACGCTACCAGATCCACTTGCAAGGGATGTACCCCTTACTGCAACAGGATTAGTAGTTTTCAGGAACTTGACCTGATGAAGTTTTCCAACCTCACCCTTCATCAATTTGCCGGCATTTCCTTCGGTGTACTTGTTTGCATCTATCCATCCTCCAGTTGTTGTATCTGTCTGTAAATCGTACAGAACATCTGGGTGAATAGTTGCAGCATAGAAACCGTCTGATAAAGGTTTAGCGTCTTGCCTCTCTAGCTTCCTAACAGCTTTTTTGATGGTTGTAATATCAATAGTAGCTGTTGAAGGTAAAGCAGTATAAGCAGCCTGTGCCGATACTGTCGTAATTGGCGCTATAAATCCTCCAGAAGTTCTTATCTCGTTAGCAACGATCGTGTCAATAGAAAGTCCTGCGTTGTATGCAAGTCTCTCCATGGCAGCCTTCATCACGTCACCAAACGATGTGTAAGCTAACAAATCAGAAATAGATACCGCGGCATCGTACTGTGCTGTCGTTCCAGTTACGTTTGCTGCTGTCATACCTACTGCTGTAGTAGGAACACCCTCTGCACCTGCAGCCGTCATTAACGGCAGATTGCTCCAGCGTGTCCAATAAACAGTATTAGCCCCATATCCTCCTTCGCCTTTACCTATTTTTCGGTTTACTTGTCCAACTTGCTTATGCACCAACTGATTCTCTGCAACTCTTAAAAAGAGTTCGTCATAATAACGATTTTTTACTGCAGAACCAGCCGTTGCGGCAGCAGTTGTGGTTAATGCACTATCTGTGGCCATATTAAATTATCACCTCTCTTAATTGTTAATTAGTTAAACATGGGAACTACCATAGGTTGTTGTCGCGCAAATATTGCTCCTTCTCCTCTAACGACATTTCGTCAGGATTGACGGCCTTTTCTGCACGCCTTAACGTACTAGTAGATACCCCTCTGTCAGACTGCGATACCTTTATCGCCTTTGCCTGACCTTTAACGTTACGTGTAGCTTGTGAAAGCTCTTTCCCTCGGCTTACCGCCTCTCTAGCAGCCTCTAACCGAGTCATACCAGGATTAGCCGCTAATATCTCAGCGCCCGTTACGTCTAATACCTTTGAATAACTTTCCGTATTCTCCGGATTAAACTGCGGATACTTGTCCATCAGCAACTCAACCTCTAAACGATCGGCCTTGTCGACGTTCTCAGTATGAGAAGGATTGAAAACCCTTTCACGGGCATTATCCCCAGAAGAACTCTTGCGAAGATCCTCTATCTCCCTTTCGTACGTCTTCATTTTGCCGTAAACGTCTTTGAACCTTTTCTCTGGTACGTAACGTTTTCCCGAATCATCCTCTGCGTGTTCCGCGTCAGCGTTTTCGGAATCGTCATCAGAATATTGGGAATACTCTTCCGACTCTTCCTCCGAGTTCTCTCCCGTTGCAGTATCATCTTCGGAGGTTTTTTCTTCGGAATTGGCTGATGATTCCTCGGAGGTTTCCTCTTCCTCCGGTAACAGATTTCCGTTATCATCGGTCATCTGCCTGTCGTTAAATGCAGCCAGTTTGTCAGCAATTTCTTGCTGATCATCGTTTGTGTCTTGCGACATATTAAACTTTCTAGCATGGCTAGTAACGTCAGCCAAGCAACCGCCCTTACTAAGCGTGCCTTACGCGGCAAGTACGAGATTCACTAGGAATCTGAACAGCCAACCAATCTATTCTGATTGACTATTCAAATCCCTTAAATCAATAACCTTCCCTTCACTTATCCTCATATATCCAGGCATCCTTGTCCCCCAGCCGCACTCTACGCAAGTTATAGACCCGTCAGGATGCTGACTGTAAGTCCCTTCCTTCCAATGCTTCTTATTGTGTATGTCACAAACTCTTATCTTGACAGAATCACTAATATGCCTCTCGGCACCTTCCCAAAATTCCTCGTCTTTGCTATCCGGTAGACTCTGTACCCTCTTCGGCATCATTCTCCTTTATAGATTCTATCTCTCCATTTACTCCAAGCAATAACCCCCGCAAACCTATCAGTTGTTGCCTTTCTGCCTCGAACTCTTCTATGTTTTTTTCCTTCTCTATCAATATCCTGTTAGTGAAAGACTGTATCTTCCCCTCGAAATATTCCTGTACCAGCTTCCAGCCGTCTGTACGTACCATAGAATCAAATGCTATACCCCTTCGCAAAGCGTCCTCTTTGGCCCTGTCTTTTACTTCATCTGCTTTGTTCGCCATATTCCTCCTGATCTAAACTAAGTGGATCTACTGGTCTGTCTCCCGCCATCCCCTGTATGTCTTCATGAGTCATCACTTGAGGCTCCTGTTGTTGCTGCCCATCCTGATTCTCCAACCCAACTACTACGTCTTTCATGTCAAGCCCAAGATTTAATTTATCAAATACCTTCTCAGTTAATCCGACATAATTTAACTGTTTGCCCTGAGTAGCTAACCCCCGCGTCCAACTACCGTCCTTTACCTGCTCTAGTGCCGAGAAGAAGTTTTCCTGTAAAGCTATGGGATCAGTTAGATTCTCACTTGATACCGTAGCTATAAAATCATAATTCCCAACCATATTAGGCTGTATGTCATCAGGCAATAAATTTAAGAATGCAAATTCACCGTCGCTTGATACCTCTAGCTTAGCAGCTCGATCAGTTTCACCAGGGAATATCTCTTCCCCGAACATATCAGTCTTTGACAATTCAGTGTTTTCTTTCATGTAAGATACTTCCTCTTTGCCTAATATCCTTAGCTTCTGTTCCTCTGTTGTGTATTGTATCCTTAAATCTTTCCAATGATTCGCTATGCGCTGAATAACCATGTGATTGAATAACTGTATCTTTAGCTTGAATTGTGCGTTTGCCTCCTGCTGTATCAACCTGGTTCCCGTTGCAGTCTTGTTCGCTACATTCGACTTGTTGTCAATGCCTATCGTATAGTCGGTAATCCCCGAGCCGTTCTGTAAAGCAGAAGTTAAATAATTCATCGTGTCTATGAAAGTAGCCCCCGTAACATCAGGAACCTGCAAAGCCTCGATTGCCGCCATATCATCTGTAGTAACAATGTTTCCAGGAGCAGATACCAGCGTATGCAAATCAACCCCTGAGTTTTTTCTTACTTTCCACATGTGACGTAATGTAAGCTGTACGTTGTCTAGCCGTTGGTTTAAAACAGCATTAATAGCCCTTTGTATACGGTCAATAGGTTCTATCTCACCCATGCCAAGTAACTCGTTTGGGTACGGATAATCTACCCCGTATACAACAGGAAGATCATTATCAAACCTCGGGTTTTCTGTCTCCCTAATTATCAGATTGCCAAACTCTGGCAACATAGTACACCAACCATCTTTTGTCCACCTAGTTAAAACTACTATGTCAGGATTGCTGGAATCTTTTCCTATGAATTCCTCAGTCCCTAGCATCGTTCTTCTGTGTTGCCTGTATGTTAAATCCTCAGTTACTCCGCCGCCTGCAACATTCTTGTCATCCTTGGATTTAACCATGGCCTCTAACTTGTCTAGGTTTTTGTAATATTCTGAATCCCTGCTATTGTTTTCGTCTTTTAACTCCCTGAATGTTTTAAACGACCTAAAAATAAACCATCTCATCTCCTCTAAATTAGTCGCGTTGGGATCAAAAAAACAATCGTATATATTTAATACCTCAAAATTCGGACCATCAAAAGTAACAATGTCTACTTCTTCTGTCTCACTCGGAGCCCAAACCATTCTGCCATTTATCTCTTTGGGAACCATCCTGCGCCTTGTCTCTTCTCTAAAATCCCAATGAGTCCTGCCAAATGCTGTTCCAAAAATGAGCATGGATTTTACAAATTTTACCAGCTTCTCAAACATGCCCGCTTTGCGCCAATCATACTTGATCAGAGCGTTCAATATCTCGGAAGTAACTACATCACCCTCTTCTTGTGGATAAAAAGAACCGAGCGGCTCGTTTGCAACCATCCTTGGCGTTATCGTCTCTATTACCCTGAATATCCTGGGATCAAATACCATCGCACCATGCGGGTACGAACCCTGGTCAATAAAGGTCCTATATAATTCCTCCTGCTTAATCATGCGACCATGAATAGGATCAAGGAACTTCTTGGCTAATAAAAATTGTTCTGAAAATTCTCTCTTTAATTCCTCTTCGTCTTTATAATCCCCGGATGAATATGCCATGTTTAATAATATAAAAAAGGAAGACTACTTGCGACGTTGCCGCTTTTGTCTTCCTTGCCCGAATCTTGTCGGGTTCAGGTCTCCCTAACTAATAGTTACATTCTTACATTGAAAAATTCCCCTGTCAACATCTCGTCCGCTACCCCACTGCCCTCAGGGTGACCCTTCTTTGGCCTTAGTATGGTCTCCTCCGTACTCTTTACTACGATCTTCTCTACCGTATCAGCACGTAAATCAAAGCTTATCGTAATCGTGCCGTAACCCTTCCTTAGCTGATCATGCAAGATCGCCTCAACCTCTAGTAAATACCACTTATCCCTCTTCATCATCTCCGCAAATTCATTCAATGTGAATTTATCTAAACTCATATGCCAATAATGCTATCACGAATAGGAACTTTCGGTAAATCTTCTTCTCTTATTTCTTGCCTCTTACGATAACTCACCATGAAATACGATAAAGCGTCCATCAAATGATCATTGGCTTTCTCTGGTACGTCGGGTTCGTTAAGATCTTGCGCCCTTGTTACTGATTTCTCTTGCCATCGGTAAGTCTCGAATTCCCG